GGCAGCACTGTTCTTACCTATAATACCAGCATTACGCATTAGCTGATTTCCTCATAGGAACAAATTGCCTGCAGAGATGAATTTGCGCTTGCTGTAACTGCCAATGCTGTTCCTTCTTCAAGATACAATTGAAGATTTTTATCGATTGCTGAAAATGATGAGTCTGCATCAACAGCAACTGTCTTCACTAACGAGTACCCAGTGCCACCAGTAAAGTAATCTACATTAATATCAGCGGCATTTACTCCATCAATATTTGATATGATTAATGAATTAATCTTAAATACTTTACCACTTGCGGCTGAGTTTACTACAAGATTGGCTTGATCAGAAGAAACGCTTGCCGCAACTGTCTTTCCTGTAATCGTTGTTAAGCCTGCTATATTTGGCGCTGCCATTTTCTATTCTCCTATTTTAATCGACAAAATACCATGAGGAATTTGCCGAACTCCATTCAACTACTCTATAATCTTCTGGTGCGGCATCTTCTGGCAAATCCTGAACGGGAATAACAGGTGCCACAGTATAACCTTCTTGAAGCATTAGTTCGTGTGTTACTGATTCTTTTGTTCTCGTGCTTCCGTCAGACAATCTAAGTCTAAAAGGAAGTGTTTGAGGATATGAACCATTTTTAGTGTATAATGTCGTCATAATAATCCCCTAGTGTACCTGAAATCCAACTGGTACTGAGTTTTGAATACTAGCACCTACTAAAAATTCACCTGTAATATTAATAGTACCACTAGAGCCATTTCCAAATAACACTCTATAATTCCCATCATCTCCATAAGTGCTGTATCCATATATATCTACACCAGCACCCCCCGTATCAGGGTCACCAGTTTGGGATGCCCATGTGTCATTAGCACCAAACCATAATTTACCAGTAGTTAGATCATAAGCGCATCTTAATAATTCTGGTTCAGTGTTAAAACCCCCAATACCAGATGAAGTAGCGCCAGGATAAAAATTACCATTACTAGCGTACCACATATTAATACCAGCGATATTATATGTTTGAGTGCCTGAAGTTGCATTTTGGTGCGCTATAGGACAGACCATGTGAGATGCTCCGCTAGCAGTTTTAATGTTTATTTCAAAATAAAATTTACCGCCGCTTCTTAATCTGCTAGAAAATATTCTTGTGTTAGTGCCACCAGATGTATCAATGCTCCAATCAGAGGTTGACCCATCAGCATTTACAGTTCCGTTGTTATTTGGTGCGTCACCATCCCAAGTTATTGGAACAGAGGGAGAAAACCAAGACCCACCAAATCTTTTTGTTAATTCAAATTGATCTCTAGATGTATGAATCCCTCTAGTTCCTGTAACAGCGGAAGGATCATTGATCCCTTTATAACCACCATTTCTCATTAGCTGAGATCCTCATATGAACAAACTGCTTGTAAGTCGCCATTGGCGCTTGCAGTTACTCTTAGTGCATCGCCTTCTTCAAGATATATTGAAAGGTCTTTATCAACAGCAGTAAAGGAAGAATCAGCGTCAACCGCAACTGTTTTAACAATATGATATGCTATGCTATCTCTATAAACATCTACAGTAATATCTGCTGCACTTGTACCATCAACATTAGAAATAATTAAAGAATTGATCTTTAAAACTTTACCGCTTGCCGCTGAGTTAGTAACAATGCTTGTAGCACTTGTGATTACATTTGCTGTTGCAAGTTTTCCTGTTGCTGTTGTTAATGCAAGTATTGAGGGGGCTGCCATTTTATTCTCCTATCTACCAAATATCACATTATATCCAAAAATTGTTGTTGCTGATGCACCACCGCCACCAACTGCTTGACCTGGAGTCAATGTTACAACATTGGCGTTTGCGTCAGTAATTTTTAAAGTGCCGCTATCTGCTCCGAGCGTAACAGCTGAAGATCCTGTTCCAATCTGTATTGTGTTTGCTGAAGATCGAATTACTGTTGCCATCTTTATTACCCAAATACTAATGCCATTGCAATGGCCGTTCCTGTTGATGCTCCACCTCCACCTGACTCAGCGGCAAAGTAGTATGTGGTATTTGCTGACGAATATTTTAAAACATGACCGTCCGTTGGCGTTACCTGAGCGACGTCAGTTAATCCAGCAAGAGTTGAGCTTCCGCCGCCTCCGCCTTCTAATGTTACCAATCTTACATTTGTATTGGCGACATATGATTGAAATTGACTATTACTTACACCACTTAAGACTTGTTGACCAATTGCTTTGATCTCACGAATAGCAACAATCTCTCCATTGATAGGAGCAGTTCCAAATGTTACTGTATTTGAAGCAAATGTGTAGTCGGTAGTAGGACGCTGAATCACGCCATCCAATGTTACAATTAGATCTTCGGCACCTGTTACGTCATTATTAATACTAAAAGCAGTTTGTGTACCATTAGCTGTAAAGGTCGTTACTGCTAAGTCAGAGAATGTTGGAGTGCCGCCTCCTCCGCCAGTGGCTGCAATTACAATGGTATTGTTACCAGCTGTAGGAGTAAGTGTTATTCCTGAACCAGCGTCTATTGAAAGTCTTGCCGTTGACCCAGCAGAATCAATTAATGTGCCGCCAACCTCAATGACGGAAAAGCTGTTTCCTCCAGCGCCGCCACCAGTTTCCGCTGCAAAATAATAAGTTGTATTAGAGGATGAATATTTTAGAACATGTCCGTCAGTGGGAGTTACCTGAGCGACGTCAGTTAATCCAGCAAGAGTTGTAATAGCGTTAGCAACCTGAAGGCGATCGCTTATCAAAGTTCTTAATGCTGTATTAGTTCCTGTTAAATTCGTATTAACTAAATCAATTCTAGTTGCTTGTGTATTGACTGAAGTGTTTACAGTTGCTAAGTCTGTTGTTGTTGCCAACACACCGTCGCTTACTGGAAGTTTTACAGTTACACTTCCGCCATATGCAGAATGTGGTTGTGATTGCAATCTAGCATAATGAAGATTACTAACTTCACAATAAAAATCTACGAAAGAAGGATTGCCTGTATCTGTGAAGATAGAAATTGCACCATTCGAAATGTGAACCCCAGAAGTAGAACCTGTGCTGTCTACTGCTAGATTGGCTGTCATAGATTGTGCAACTGAAGTTGTTTTATTCACAAAGTTTGTATCAACATTTGCAACTTGATAACGGTCGTTGATCAAAAGAGTTGCATTAGCGACTTGTAAGCGATCGGCGATGGCTAGATTGGTGTTAGCAAGAGCTGCACGCTCAACAGCAATTGTCTGATAAGTCGCAGCAGCATTAGCGACTTGTAAGCGATCAGAGATAGCTAGATTAGTGTTAGCAAGAGCAGCTCGTTCTATTGCAATTGTCTGATAAGTCGCTGATGCATTAGCAACCTGCAAACGGTCAGCAATTGCTAGATTTGTATTAGCAAGAGCAGCTCGCTCAATAGCAATCGTTTGATAAGTCGCTGATGCATTAGCAACCTGAAGACGATCGCTAATTAATGTTCTAAGAGCAGTATTTGTTCCCGTTAGATTGGTGTTGACTAAATCAATTCTTGTAACTTCAGTTTGCAGAGCAGCGTTTGTTGCAAGCGTGTCAGAATTTGAAATATCTGAAACGACCAATGCTCTTGTATCGACACCATTAGTTGTATTACCAATGAATACATGTTTATCTTCTAAATTAGGAACATCGTTAGAACGACCAGCGCCCTGTATAAGAATTGTTCCAGCAGAAGCATGTGAACGAAGAACCTGACCAATTTTTTGAACTTTTACTGTATCACCTGATGGTCTTGTTCCTGTGAGTTTACCAGCGACCGTGTCAATGTAAAGTTCTTGACCTACTGAAAACACGCCAGTGTTGGCATTTGTTATAATGCCATAAGTTGCAACACGAAGATTATTCCCTGTTGATACAGTATCGAGCGCAAGTCCAAGAGCAGGCATTTGAGCTGGATCATCTGCATCAGCAAGTTCTACAAGAGGTCTTTCTCCGCCAGCACTATATCCTGAAACTGAAACTGGCTGACCGAAATTAATTGTTCCTCCAGATTCATTTCTTGCCTGAATAATTGTTGCTGACGCTTCACTAACTTTTATAAAAGTCCCATCAGCTTCGCCATATTCCCAATATTCCCCAGTCTCATTCCAACGAAAATATACGTTTGCTTCAGCGCCACGATTTACAATAATGCCAGCATTTTCTGTTGCAGCTGTTCCACTCCCTAAATCTGAATTAAGAAGAATGTAAGTATTGGAAACATTTACCTGAGTTGTGTTTACTTCAGTTTTTGTTCCTGAAACAGTAAGGTTTCCGGAGATAAGAACATTGTTGTTAAAGGTGACTTGACCGCCAACAGATTGCGCCGCAGTTCCATCTTTACGAAGGAAACGTGTATCAGCATTGGCAACCTGAATGCGATCGTCAATTAATGTGCGAAGCGCAGTATTTGTGCCAGTTAGATTGGTGTTAACAAGGTCAATACGTGTTGCTTGATCGGCAATATATGAATTAGTATTAGCGAGTGCTGCTCGTTCTATTGCAATTGTCTGATAAGTTGCTGAAGCATTGGCAACCTGAAGACGATCGTTTATTAACAAAGTTGCATTCGCTACTTGTAATCTATCAGCTATAGCTAGATTAGTGTTTGCTAGGGCTGCTCTTTCAATTGCTATTGTTTGGAAAGTTGAATCGGCGTTAGCAACTTGTAATCGATCAGCAATGGCTAGATTGGTATTTGCTAGGGCAGAATTAAAAACAGACTCGGTCGTAAATGTGCTTGCCAACATTGCATCAGTGATTGTAGCATCACTAATTGTATTGTTTGCGTGTAGCTTTCCGTTGCTACCGAATACTGTAAGAGTTGAGTTGGCAACAGCAAATCCATGCTTCGCCACAAAAGGTTTTTTATCTGCCACTAGAGTTCCCTATCCGTCTAATGATTTCAGTTCTATTTATAATATATTATTCTGGTTCTGTTGGCCAAGTTACAGAATATGGATATCCTTCTTGCGATGTAATATCACGAAGTGCTTGACGGTATGTTGACCATGCTGTATTAGCCACGCCAGTCTCGGCTGCCTTTACTGCAATCCAATCTGAATCTTTTAACAAAAGATCTCTTTTATGCTTAATTAATTTTTCTGCATCTGCTTGCGGTCTATTTGATACAGTCCATGATTGACGCCAAATACCATCACCATCTTTAACTGGAGTGTCTCTTGTAAGTATTTGAGTCATATCATCAAAATTTTCAGGATATGCATCTACAATAACATCATACATGTTGTATGATTCTAATGCTTCTTTACCCATATTTTTAGGGAAAGAAGTCCTAGGATTATCTCTTACCAATTGCTGATAACGATATGGATATTGTAAAACATTATCATTATCATCCACTAATACATACATTTACATTCTCCTAATATTTTGTTCTTCTGATATTTGTTAAAGCCATCCAGTCATAGGTGTGAGCAAAAAGTTGATCACTGACTCCAGTTCCAAATACAGAAAGTTTTGTTCCATCGCTATTTATATACATACCAGTGATGAAATAATTTGTTGACATGTTCAAGCCAATCACTGCATTTCTTGATGCCGTAGAAAGATCATATGGTGTACTTAAATCAAATTCATATAGCCCTTGCTCGTTATTGTTAAATAATGCGCCTACAACACCAAAATAAGCATATAATTTTGTACCATCATTGTTGAAATACGCTTGCCGTAACGCAACATTTGTAAGTGCGTCATCACCCAAAAATGTATCAAAGTCTTGTGTCTGTTCAGCTGTAATTGAAGATGGGTCAAATGGAGTTGATAAAGTAAATTTATTTACAAACCCAGCACTTTCTGCTGTTAACATATAGGTTCCATCCGAAGAATATGACAAACCAAAATCTAAAGTTGTTGAATATGAATTTAATAGTACACTTACCGTAGTGCCTATAGTTGATACATCCCACGGTGTTGACATTGGAAATATTCTAACATAGTCTGTATCCATACAATGAATCTCTGTTCCATCAGGAGTAATATACATACCACCATAATTCATACTGATAGATGTATCATGTTCTACTCGGGAAGTTAAATCTATTGTGGTTGGATCCCAAGCTGTTCCCACTGTGTATTGTTGAATAGGATATGGTGAAACATATTCAAAGGTGTAAAAGTAAGTTCCATCAGGATGCCAAAACCCACCAACCAGTATTGTATTATAGGTGGTAAAACTTTTAACCCTATCATCAAATGCCTGTTGATTGACACCTGTAGGAATTGATCCATCTTGGTTTAAAGATATTTGTCTCATATAGTCTGGATCTGAGGCAACAAGTCTATTACTGTTGCCATCCCTGACCATCGACATACCCCATATCATTGATGCAGCAGTAGATACTTCTTGTAAGCTGGCTAAATTTACTGTTGAAATATCCCAAGCTGTGCTGAGAGTAAATCGTTGAATAGGATATCCTGAAACATATTCATGCGTGTATAGATAGTAACCATCATCACTAAAATCAAATCCACCGATTGCCTGACAATATGTAGTAAGGTCTTTTTCGTCAACATATGTCGATGTTGAAATGTCCCAAGCTGTACTTAGATCATACTCAGTTATGATTTGTTCACCATATTGAGCAACATATAATTTTGTTCCATCCGTCTTAAAAGCAATATCAGCACTATTAGCTGGAATAGACATTGATTTATATGTTGCACTAATTGTTGTTACGTCTCCTGGACTACTCATTGTAAATTGATATAATGTATCATTTCCATCTTCTACAACATAAACATATGTGTCGGTTGGATCTACATAGATACCTCTTTCGCCTGTAAAATTTACTATACTTGTAAGGGTGAGTTTGGTTGCTCCTGCATTGGCTATGTCAACACCAGTTCCAACATCATATTTTCTTTCAAGTGGTATAGAATAAATGTCATTGCTGACATCCATAAAATACAAATAATTTCCACTTGGACTGATACAACCAGCACCAAATCCTGTATCCTCTTCCCCTGCATAATATGCTTGATTCAAGCCAAATTCTTCAGCATTATCCAGTAAGAATCCTTTTTTATTACCAGATGCTGCTTGAGCGAGAATACCACCAATGCCACGCATTACGACATATCCTGTCCTGCGATAAAGCCATAATATGTTGTACCGCCATCTGTGGTAAAGAATGCAAACACATCAACATCACCATTGCCTGTTGAGAGTGTTGGTGCAGCACCACTCTCCCAATCTACTGATGCTGGCCAAGTAATAGTTCTCGATCCTGTCGCATCTTGAGTGACCTTGATTACAAAACTAAATCCTGTTCCACTTGATGGTGGATTGCTGAATGTGTATGTTACAGCGCCAGTAAGTGTATGTTGAAAGATCGTTGCAGTTTGAAGATCAACTGTCACCGATCCTGTCGCACTTGCATTTGTTGAAACATTCTCATATCCAAGAATGTTTGAAAACTTTTCTTTAGCGAGAGGATATCCCCCTGCTTGTGAATTATCGTGAACAACAACGGTGTCCTTATCAGTATCGACTGTAACTTCACCAACAGCGCCAGTGAAGCTGCTGTGCTCAGCTGTTGTTCCTCTTCTCAATTGTATCTGTGTTGGCATTAGGTTATTGCTCCATAGTCTGCTGTTGAATCTGCTGATCCCGTTATTAATCCATAATCAGCATCACCACCACCTCCGCCCGACTCAGCGGCAAAGTAGTATGTAGTATTTGCTGAAGAATATTTTAAAACATGCCCATCTGTTGGTGTAACCTGCGCAACGTCTGTCAAGCTGGCAAGCGTTGAACTTCCTCCGCCCGACTCAGCTGCAAAGTAATAAGTTGTGTTTGATGATGAATACTTGAGAACATGTCCATCAGTTGGTGTTACTTGTGCTACATCTGTTAATCCAGCGAGAGTTGAACTTCCACCGCCGCCTACTGCTTCTCCAGGAGTAAGCGAAACAACGTTAGCATTAATGTCAGTGATTCTCAAAACACCACTATCAGCACCAAGAAATACTGCAGAGGAACCTGTTCCAATCTGTACTGTATTTGCTACAACTCTTATTCTTTGTGTCATTATGCGCTCACCGTTATTCTTACCGTTTCGATGGTTGAGTTATTATATGATGGTGTTACTAATAACCTCACATTTCCACCAGAAACATCTGCATCAATAGAAGCAATTGGTCCAGCGGTTGCAACCGATCCATATTCAGTTAAAAATGCTGCTGAACCATTATGAACTAACAAAACCTCACTTGTTTGGAATCGATTGTTATCATCATCATGAGTAACCTGAACAATATATTTAGCTGACCTAAACGCTGTTGATGAGAAACTATCCACCACAGTTTGAGAAGCGGTGGCAATAGTTTCATCATTAGCTGTTGTAATATATGGTCTTGCTTCTAGAGAGGTAATTCTGGGATTGGTGTTAGAAACATAAGATTGAAAATCTGCATTGGTTGTAAATGTGCTAGTTAAATATGCGTTTGAGACACCGCCTGCAGCGCCAGATTCAGCTGCAAAATAATAGGTGGAGTTCGCTGAAGAATACTTTAAAACATGTCCATCTGTTGGTGTCACTTGAGCAATATCAGATAAATCTTGCAATTGTGTTGCGACTGGAATTCCGCCTGTTCTTACAACAACAACACTATCGTTTAATGGTGCTGGGCTAATTGTTACAGTGGTTCCGGAGATAGAATAGTCGGTTGTCGGTATTTGTAAAACACCATCAATGGTGACCAACACATCTTTAGGATCGCTGGTAGAAATCGGCGAAGTAAATGTGGTTTGCGTTCCATTAGCAGTAGTTGCTTGGAATGAAGAAGAAGTTACAGTTGCATCCGCAAAATAATATGTGGTATTTGATGTTGAGTATTTTAAAACCTGTCCGTCTGAAGGAGTTACCTGCGCAACATCCGTCAGCCCTGCTAAAGTCGTAATAGCATTTGCAACCTGTAAACGATCTGCGATAGCGAGATTGGTATTCGCCAAAGCTGCACGTTCAATTGCTATGGTTTGATAAGTGGCAGCAGCATTGGCAACTTGAAGACGATCATTTATCAATAGTGTAGCGTTGGCAACCTGTATTCTATCAGAGATTGCTAAGTTAGTATTTGCTAATGTCGATTGGAATGTTGTGTTAGTTACAAATGTGCTTGTTAGATAAGCATTAGAAACTTCACCACCACCTGTAGAGGAGATAACAATTGTATTGTTACCAGCAGTTGGCGTGAGAGTAATTCCTGAACCAGCATCAAGAGATAATCTTTGCGTTGATGCAGTCGCCTTAACTAGAGTTCCGCCAACTTCAATTACCGAGAAGCTGTTTGCGGTAGCACCACCACCTGACTGGTCTTGAAATGTAAGTGTGCCAGTTCCGTTAGTTACAAGAACTTGATCCGCTGTACCGTCTGATGTTGGGAAAGTAATAGCGCCATTGCCGATAGAAAATCCGCCAGCGCCAACATAAAGAGAATGAACATTTGCACCAACTTCGAAGACATTTGTTCCGTTTGAAGAATAAAGACGACCGTCTCTTAAGTTAAGTGCTAACTCACCAGTGTCAATATTGCTTGTGGTTGGAACCTTCCCAGCAATGGAAGTTCGTTTTGTATAAATCTTCGAAGACATATCTAGCCTTTAATTGTTCAATCTCTATGTAGAGCGTTTTATGTATTTAGAGAGGGGATTATATAACCCCCTCTACATATTATATATTAGAACGTGCCACCGTCGATAATAGCATCGACTTGAGCAAGAGTGTATCCAGCTGCACCAGTATCAACTGTCGTTCCTGGTTCAGACTGACTTTCTTTATAGAATTTAAAGATTTCGTCTGTAGAGTCACGGAAGTAACCAGCATATTTCGTGGTTGCCCCATCAACATACATTGCGTAAACACCAGAGTCTGCAGAGTCAGCTGAGTTATTAGCTGACAATTTGATCATGCTGTCGTCAACATTTACTGTAGAAGAACTGATATATGTTACGCCGCCTTCAACGGTAAGAGAACCATCGATAACTGTGTCGCCACTAATTCTTGCATCGCCACCAACGAAAATGTTTTCAGCAATACCAACACCACCATCAACAACTAATGCACCAGAAGAAGTTGATGTCGATCCAGTCGTTCCGTTGATTGCTACATCATTAGTGATAGTAAGGTCATTTCCGATCGTTACGTCATTTGGTAAACCAATCGTAACAGAGGCGGTTTCTGAACCAGAACCACTTACTTCAATCTCACTAGCTGTACCAGAAATCGTGGCAACATAGTTACCAGTTGTTTTAGTTCCAAGAGCAACTGAGTTGTCACCAACAGCGTTGGCAGTAATAGCATTTGGCGCAAGTTGGGTTGAGGTGATTACACCATCAGCAATCGAGTTAGCAGAAATTGCCTTTGAACCAATTTGCGTAGATGTGATTTGAGCATCTGCAATAGAGTTGGCAAAAATACCTTTTGAGGAAATTTGTGTTGACGAAAGAGTTCCGTCAGCAATTTTACCATTAAGAATGGTTTTGTCTGCGATTTCAGCGTTTACGACACCGCCATCTTTAATCGTTACTGCGCCAGAGGAAACTGAGAAGTTATCGGTGCTAAATGAAGCCACACCTTTCTGAGATGTTGTAGCATCTTTTGCAGTAATTGTTACAGTAGTTCCAGTGGCAGAAGTGTCGATGCCCTGTGCGTCCGTGCCAGCGATAGTAAATGTTTCGCCGAGAGTTGCTGCTGAAGTTCCTGTATCACCTGCTAATGTGAGGTCGGATGCGCTAACTGCGCCAGAACTAACACTAAAATGCGTAGAGTCAAAAGATGCGACACCTTTTTGAGAATCCGTAGCATCCTTAGCTGTTATTGTAACTGTCGTTCCTGTCGCAGAAGTATCGATACCTTGAGCATCTGTACCAGCGATTGTCATAGACTCGCCGATAGTTGCAGCAGCAGAACCAGTATCGCCGCTTAACGTTAAGTCTTTAGCAGAAACTGCACCAGAAGATACGGTGAAGCTAGTCGTGTCAAAAGATGCAATACCTTTATTGGAAGTCGAAGCATCTTCGCCAGACCAAACATATGCACCGTTAGCAGCTTTCGTGATATCAATACCTTCGCCAGCTTCAATTTGAAGTGAAGTTTGGATATCGGTATTGGAGGAAGAGCCGCCAGCGCCATCCCCTAATTCGACAGTAAATGAGCCAGATAATGCTCTAGGATCCCCAGAAGAATCACCAACCCACAACAGACCGTCAGTGATGTTTACCGCAAGTTCCCCTTCGCTCAGAGATCCACTGGATGGTACTGCACTGGTGGTGGTACTGCGTTTAATTTTAATAATAGACGCCATTTGTCGTCACTCCTTATCTTAATAATCCGCCACTTCGAGTGGGTTTTTTCTTTTCTTCTCTATTTATAATTATTTGAACTGGCACATGCTTTTTATAAAAATCAAGGTCTTCCTGTAGTTTTTTATTCTGTTGAACAAGTTTTTCCATCTCTTTTTGCACAATACTCGGCACAGGCAATCGATTAAACTCATCAATTTCTTCCTGTAAAAGAGCGTTTCGAGTTTTAAGAGCAACTATTTGTCTATTCAACTCCTTAACCTGATCATTATATTGCGAAAAATAAACATCAAAAATTTCTTCAGAATCCTTAAAACCATCACTCATTATGAAATGTCGCCTCCGTCAACGTCATCAAAGTCAGGAACTCCATCACTTCTTATTTGCATCACTTTACCAGAAGTTCCTGTAGCAAAAGTTAATGCACTACTATTGGCTGCAATTAACACACCATTTTGCGTAAATGAAGCCAACCCAGTTCCACCATATTGCGTTCCTAAAACTTCTTCGAGAATTAATTCTCTTGCTTTTAATGTGTTACTTACAACAACATTAGAACTTACAATGGTGTTATTCGATTTATTTATAGTTACGTCGCCCACGGATATAGTATTTGCGACAATAGTATTTGCTGTGACAGCCGTAAAATTGGTATTGGCAGGCGAAGTTCCGAAGTCGCCTGTATATCTTGCGCCAACGATATATATTACATTTGTGCCATTAACTGATGATGGTAAATTTGTTCCGATAAAGTGAAGCACGCCTGCCTGATAATCAAAGAACCATTCATCATCATTACCAGAACCTGTAGCAAAAAGTTGTGTGCCTGTTGAAGTTGGATCTGCAGCCCCTGTTGTATCAGCATAAACTTTTACAAGATAAGTTGAACCGAACTCTGGCGGAATCCAATCAGTCAAACCTGTCAACCAAGTTCTATCTGCTGTTGCCGTTCCGTCTTCAGTAGTTTCTACTGCACTTGATCCGAGATAAACTGTTACGATGCTTGAGTTTGATGTAGGAATAACAGTAGGAATACTTCCTGCCTGATTCCAAATTTTATCACCACGAATTAATAGTGGTGAAACAATTGCTTCGTTCGGCGCTTTCTTTCTAGCGTTGGTGTCGGTCTTGGCCACAGCATAGCCAAGTTTCTTCCAAAGATAATCAACTTTTTGTGCGTCGAGAATAGTCATTAAGAAACATCCTCTATTGAAAGTGCAGTTAGACTGTCATCACTATTTAGGGCGACCACAATAAGTATCTGATTGTTATAAGAATTGGTAGAAGAAACTGTACCAAGCGTCAGATCGAATGTTTGATTGCTATACGAAGTTCCGTCAATAATTCTATCGGCTCCAGTAAATGCGCAACCATTTGAGCCATTACCACCGTTTCCTGTATCCGCTCCTGGAACACCCGAACCAGCATATTGAATACTTGCGTCAACCCAACCATTTAAAGTTGATGCGCTGTCAATAGCAGTTCCTGGAGCTGCGACATAGAAGCCAGAAACTTTACCAGTCAAACGAACACGGAAGTTTGAGACAGCTGTTCGTTTAAAGGCAAAACGGAAATATTGTGTTCCCGAACGACCTGTTGCTAGGTCTGGACCAGTCGGTAAATATCCACTTGATAAATCTGTATCAAAATGCGTTAGTGAGCCATAACGAATAATCGCCTCATCCGTCCCTGCCACAGTTTCTGCACCTGACCAAGCATTGTCAACATAGAAGTCAGTTGTTGAGCCGAAAGATGGCGTTGCTCCTGTGAATCCAGTTATGCGAACACCATCAGTGTCGAAGCCAGCACCAAGGTCATCAGCAACAGAAATTGCCGCTTCGTTGATAACGTCGGTTCCATTAAACACCTGAATAATCGGAGAGGTGATAGTTTCTGTATCATCACCATTTACGTTATATGCTGAGAACGTCAATCTAACTGCACGATCGCCAGTGGAAACATTTACCGTCAAATCTTCAAGGCTTGCTGAAGAGATACCAGCATTTGGTATTGAACCAGTTATATCACCAACAGCCAATGCCGTTGAATATGTGTATGACTGATCAGCAATACCTGTTCCTGAAGATCCCTCAATATTAGTGTCGCCAACGATAAATGGTGAGGAAGTATCACGATAAGTTTGACCTGTAAGATTCGTTACGACAACGCCACTCAAAGTCAAACTATCTCCGCTGTCATAGTATGGAACACCAGAAATATAGTTGTAAGAAGCAGACGCCTCAGTAATCGTTGCACCAGATACGTCAACTGTAGGAGCAGAAGTCATAGTATCATAAACATAGAACAATTCGTTTGAATTTCCTTCAATCGTAGAGAGTTCTGCTTTGTTAACCCCAGCAGACCCAGATGTAACATCATATGAAATTCTGGCTTTGGCTCCTGTTTCATATAAACCTTGTGCATAAATTCTATTTTCAGCTGAGACAGCAGCGCCAGTTGCATCATAATTATAGTAATCTACACCGCTCTCATCGGTCGTAGGAGAGCCTGCAGAGGAGTCGTTTATTAATTGGGTAATTGAACCTGTATTATGGAAATATGTGCTCATGGAGGCTGTGGAGACCGTTCCAGAGGTATATCTAGGGAAAGATGAGCTTATCGAGTCACCAGCTGATTTACCTGATGCATTTTCAGTAAATCCAGCTGCCAGTTTAGGTGAAGTTCCTGAAGAGGATGACGCCCAAGAAATCGTTTTGGTTGTTAAATCATTAGGAGCGGCGATTCCTGTATCAAACACCTTAAAATTAGCGGTGGTTGTAAGTGGGAATATTCCTGGATCGCCAGCACTGAAACTATTAGCTGCAAGAGTTATTGTAAAACGACCAGACCCAGAATCTGTCGAGTATGTATGACCAAGTCTAGCACCCTGTGGACCACCATCATCAACTTTACTATCAATACCCTCAATAGAACCACCGTCTCCCCAATCAATACTGAATGTTGCTGTTATATCGGTGTTAGGAATGTTTGTTGTGGTATTTTCAATATAAATCGTCTCGCCTGTATTGGCTTCAGTAGTTGTAGAACCACCAGATAATGCGTCATGAATAGTAAATGATGGAACAGGGTCGGCGAGATATATGGTTACATAATCTGTTCTTGAAAATGTTGCATTACTTCCTTCTCCCGAACCGCTAGTATTTCGTGCTGTTACTGCAATATCAAAAGGTGAATTAGCGTTTGAAACATATGTGTGTGATGGTGTTGCGCTTGCTGTTGTATCTACTGTTCCATCGCCCCAGTTAATTGTATATTGATTTGGTGAACCTGTTGCAAGTAATGAGAGAGTGACTGACGTTCCTGCGCCTCCAGAAGTTGGATTGGCTGTAAATGTAACGCTTCTAACATAACTATTGTTATTGATATTTAACATTGCTTCATTGAGTTTATCAATTGCTTCATAGATTGTATCATCTGAAACGATGGATGTAACTGCGCCATCTGTAATGTCTTGACCAACGCCCATAGTTGCGCCATTGGCAATAAAATTAACATTAGCAATACGACTATCAACATAAAGTTTAGTTGTTAGATCGTTATTTGAAACAGGCTGCGATAGACTCTGTAAAGTGTTAGCAAATACAATATGATTATTTACAAATACATCGCCAAGAATATGAACATCACCGAATGTGCTATTACCAGTGACTGTGAGAATATTTAAGCTGGCATTGCCGCTAATTGATAAATTTTCACCATTAAGCTCAATATCTTCTTCACCAGAACTCAAATAAGTCTTTACAAACCCAACGGAAGCAAGAAATGAATCGTTTGCTGAAATATCGTTTGTTGTTACACCATCATCATATCTTGCTGGACCATAAAAAATAGAATTGCTTGTTAATACGATTAAACTACCATTGGCAAGAATAGTTGTATTGCCAGCTGTGAATTCACTAACATCAATCGTTTGTGTAGAAAGCTGACCAATTACAGCATTAGAAACATTATCAATGACATCAAGTGTGCCAGAACCTGTATCTGAAAGCGAAAGATTACCAATCGCAATCGTTTGACCAGCCAAGTATAAAGTTCTAAAGCGATTGCCTTCAGAACCTAAGTCATAGACATTATTTTGTGTAGGAATAAGTGGACCAGTAATTCGAATAACACCATCTTCGCCTTTGATGATATTACCAGAAGTAAGTCGGAACTTTTCATTATCCTGCTCATAGACAAGTATAGATCCATCTTCTTTTGCATCAGGATCAATAATACTGTCGTTTAATTCGGCAATAGATGTTTTTGTTGCCGCTGTATTTTTTAGAGTAAGATTTTGTTGCGGTTCCTCAAACTTTACGTTTAAGTTTTTATTGCGACCACCACCAAAAGTGACATCAAAATCGTCAGCCATACTTAGCTCCCTTCAGTGAATGTAACTTGTGGTGTAACCGTTGCAATACCTTCTATAAGTCTCGACTTAGTGTTAGCTGAAGTGTCTAAAATTTCAAGATCGTAAACATAACGACCTGCTTCTAGATTAGCAGTTAAAAGTCTATCAAGTTTTAGTGTCAATTGTCCGCCAGTTCTTGGCGTTTCAAATTGTATTGTAAAGTTCGTTGCTGTAGTTGAAGTGTAATGTTTTCTAATCTGAGCAGCTGCTGTATAGCCAGTCAAATCTAATATATTACCATTCGTGTCTCTAATTGTTAGAGTCGTGGCAAAATCAGTTCCCTGATCAATGACAATATTTGCCTTTGCAGCCATTAGTCCATCTCTTCGAGTTTAAATTTATATTTCTTACCATTCACTCTATTTATGATGAATAAATCGTCGGCACCCTCTTGGATTGTCCAAGAACCTTGCGTACCATCAACTTCGTTTGGTGTATAATTTGTATTGTTTAAGTTCATGTCGCCTGTGTAGAAGTTTACACCGTAAACAGCTTTCCATCTTTTGCTACTTGAACCAAGGTTATATCCATTATCATCTTCTGGTGTTAGATTAGAATCAACATCTCCGACAATAAGACTATTAGTCACAGTTAAATTTGTGCCGACACTCAAAGCACCTGAGAGCGAAAGACTGCTAACTGTAGTAGCACCAAGAGTTGTTGTTCCTGCTTTAAATGTTCCGTTTACATGAAGATCGGCGTCAGGTGAATTAGTTTTGATACCAATTTCACTCGTCCCTGAATCTAAGAAGAACATATTCGCATTACCATCAGATTCCATACGAATATTACGATCAAGCGAACCTTCGTTTAGTACAATTTCGGTGCTAGTTGCTTTAAGAATCGAATCTGAAGAACGTTTAAGTTCTAAGGCATCTCCTGTTGCTTGAAATACACCAGCATCATTAGTTGCTTGGAAACCAACTGCTGCACTAGAAATCAAAGTTTGAGCGGTGGTATTTCCTCTATCAGCGACATTATCAAGAGTTGACGTTTCGGTATATGATGTCAGATAAGGCGAAAGGTCTGCTGGTCTAAATGTAAATGCACCAGTTCCATTATCGTATGAGAGCGAACCGCCGCCAGAAGCTGTTGATGTACTTACAGAAATGTCTGTTAGATCAATATAATTTGCGTCATTAGTAAAAGTAGAAACGGTGGTTGGTTGTGTATAACTAATCTCACCTGTTCCACTGTCATAAGACAACGAACCACTGACGCTGATAGAACCTCTTGCTCTTGCCTGAGTGAAGTATTGGTTCGAACCTTCAGTGAGATCGCCTGTGTCATGATTACTAATATCTGACACTGTACCTGTGACATCGCCAGTTAAATTTCCTTCAATATTTGCTACAAGCGTTCCTGTGGTTAAATCAACAGCCCCAGTTCTTTCTGCGCTAGTGGCGCCAGTTCCAAGAGCAAACTTATCAGCCGACTCATCCCATACAAAGATAGCATTCGATCCAGTTGAACCACGATTAAAGATAAATCCTAAATCATTTGCGTTTGTAGCTGCACCTTCATTGAAAGAAATTAAAGTATCTTTCACAGTCATGTTATCTGTATCAACGGTGGTCGTTGTGCCAGCAACATAAAGGTTCCCAGAGATTACAAGATTTTCACCAACACTTAGTTGCCCAGTTACTGTAACATCTTCAGGAAGACCAACAGTTACTGTTCCATTCGTTCTTGAAACTTCTATTTCACTAGAAGTGCCGTTAATCGCAAGTACTGCACCAGTTGTTGCATCTTTAAGAGTGACAGCGCCACTTGAAACATCAAATTCGTCACTATCAAACGAGGCGACACCTTTGATAGAAGATGTGGCATCATCAATAGTTGCATCGTGCGTAAATCCATCAGCAGTACTAACTCTTAGGTTGTTGTTTGCTGAGGTGTAAACAACTGACGTTACACCAGCAACATCCACTTCACTAGCAGCTGTCAAACGACCTTGCTGGTCGACTGTAAAGATAGGAACTTGTGTTGCGGATCCATACTCCCCTGGAGTTACAGCCGTATCATCAAGGTCTACTGTGACTTCATTGTCACTGACTGTTGTCGTAATTCCTGTGTCGCCAGTAAACGTTAAAGTATCGGTTAAGAGTGTAACATCGTCAGTTCCACTGTCGCCAGCAATACTGAGATTTGTTGCAACGTCTACAGTAGACAGGTCATCAACAATACCCTGTGCATTTACAGTGATTACTGGAATAGTTGTGGTAGAACCATATTCTCCAGCAGTAACACCAGAATTTTCTAGATGAACGTCACGAATACTTCCGTTATTTAAAGTGTTATTGGCATGAAGCGTTCCGTTTTTACCAAACAATACATCTTCATTTGAGTCAACAATAGTGTTAGCAAAGTAAACTGTGTTTGCGTATAAGCGAGTCCAAGTATTATCTACCGCACCGAGATCTCTAAAGTTTTGACCATCGCCTGTTGTGTTAGCGATTAAATCACTTTGGAGATGAGCATTGACAGTAAGCGTATCTGCTGAAGAATCGCCGATTGTAGTATTGGTTTGGAATGAAGCTGTTGATTTGATCGTAAGAGAATCTGCGGCAGCATCTCCAAGGTTTAAGTCGCCATTGATATTTGTTGTGCCGTTAAGATTTACCGTACCATTAAACGAAGCTGTTCCTGTCGTTGCTTGGTTTGCGAACTTACCTTTCACAGTAATTACATCCGTGTCTGCATCGCCAAGAGTTATATCGCCATTTAATGTTGACGTTCCAGCAACTCTAATACTGGTAAAATCGCCTTCGCCGCTTTGCGTTAAAGCTCCACTAATATTTACGTCGCCAACGATAGTAACGTTATCGTGGAAAGTTGTATTTGCACCAACAGATAATGTGTTTAAACCACCTTCGTTATAGATTGCTGTCCTAACTTCTTTCGATAAAGCAGATCTATTATCACCTATTACAAAGTCCCCATTAGCAATAATTCCGCCATTAACATTTAACTGCCCAGCAACGTTAGCAGTTTGGGTATAAAATCCGCCCCAATGTTTGCTCACCGAACCGAGAATTTTTCCAGTATTGGCTGAAGGCACAATGTTTGTATCAACTTTAGCATTAATACTTAAAGTATCTGTATCATCGCTCCCGAGATCTACATTACCATTAAATTGTGCAAGACCAGATGTTGATTGATTCGCAAACGTACCTTTTACGGTAATTATGTCAGACGAAGTTCCGCCCAACTCAGTGTTACCTTTTAAAAGAATACTATGGCTTTCGAATGTGGTATTACTGTTTACAGTAAGTTCGCCATTAATTACAACTTGATCTTCGAAGTTATCGCCAAGAGTCGTATTCGAATTCAAGTAAACATTGTTACTGAATGTTGTGTAACCTTTGATTGTAACATTCGTTTCTGCAGTTACGGCGCCAAAAAATCTTGATGTTTCATCAACTCTAAGTATATCAACCTGTGCTATACCATCAAGATAAAGATTTTTCCACTCACGAGTTGTAGAACCGAGATTGTATTGATCATCAGTTTTAGGAATCATCGAAGACGAAACGCCTTGTGATGCGCCAGTAGCAAGTTGAAGTTCGTCAATATATGCTACACCATCTAAGTAAAGATTGCGCCATTCTTTATCGTCGTCGCCAAGATCGTATGCATCATCGGTGGCTGGGACTAAGTCGGAATCAATTTCAGCAGAAACTGTAAGTGTATCGGTGTTTGCATTACCGATGTTTGTGTCGCCGTTTAAGTCAGATTGACCATTAAGCGTTGTTGTTCCGCCGACTGTTAAATTGTTGTCAACATTAACTTCGTTTGATACATCAATATCTAAGTCTGTTGCTACGACCTGAACTGTGGGGGCTGTTATCTCAACTTCTGTATCAGAATCGATATCAAGTTGACCATCAGCAGATGAATAAACCTTGAGGTCTCCGTCTCTAAACTGAACTTCATTGTCAGTATTAATTCGTAAACCAGTGTCAGGAATATGAGTTAGCGAAACTTCATCGTCTGCACCGAAGTAAACTACTGCGTCATCAGTTCCAACATATACATCGCCGTTGGCATTTAAATCACCATTCACATCAAAAGTATGCGAAGGCGTTGCTGTATTAATACCGACCCTGTCATTCCCACCATCAACGAAAAGCGATGCGACTTTATTAGAAGTTTCTACACGGAAGTCTGCGTCATTGCCCTGTTCGTTAAATACAACATTACCATCTGTATCAAAACTAAACTGTTCATTGTTTGCTGAGTCACGAATAGCAAGGTAATCTGTGCCAACTTCGTCAGAAAGCTGAATGACAAAAGCAGATTGAGTTCCATCAATATCTTCAAAATATAATTTTGAAATTTCCCCACGACTCGTGCTGAATCTGATATCAGGCGAGTTATTAGCAGAACCATTAAATCTTTGACTTGTATTTGCGCCAGAAAGAATAAGACTTGCTGTATTCGTTGACATGTCAGAAATATCACGCAATGTAATATCATGGAAAACTGGTGTGTCTGTCTGATTGCTAATACGAATAAATTGACCTAATGATCCACCAGAAATACGAATACGACTGATGTCTGGCAAAATCATACGATTGTCGCCAGTAATATCAAAGTCAACGTTTGATTGGAAGATGGCGTTGGCGACTACAGAGAAAGAAACGGCATTTACAGAAGTGTTAGCATATACTTGAAGGAATCCGCTTCCAGTCGTTAAAGTGTTGCCTGCTCTGATGCTATTGGCTCTAAATTCAGTAGCAGTGAAAGTTCCTTTAACATGACCATTACCAGTTACGGAGCCGCCTCTATCAGTAGCACCTGAGCCTCTTTTGACAGTTACGACATTATTACTAATGACCGTGGCGGCAAGATTAGTATTTAATCGCCACGTATTAAAACTGTCAACAAGATTGGTATTTGAAACAGATACAGTCATTTTTAACCTTCTTTATTTAATAGCTGTTTGAGGAGAGATTTAATTTCGCTGACATCGTCTTTTAACTGTTCAATTTCCATCTCTTTTTCCCTACGTTTCTTATATGCCTGTAATGCATTATTATTAGTATTTAACACTGCTGAGGTTTCTTGATCCCTCACCAAATTTTCATTATCTTCAATAGGCAATTCTTTCATTATTTATACTCTATTGCTGAAGGGCGATCGCTCTCATATCTCTTACACGTGGAACAATTTCTGTTCCGTTAGCAGTCAATACAATCTTAATTGCGAATGACTTATAGGTATGATAGATAGAACCGTCTGACGCTCTATAAGCAACAACGTTGTTATTTGAGGTGTTAAGTCTAGCATGGCTATTTGCAGAAGTCAAGAATCCTTGACCATTCGTATTAGCAGCAAAGCCAAACTCAATCTCTTTATAATCATATTCGTCAGCTGGGTCAGAATAGTCTGTTCCAGAAAGTTCTGTCATCAATGTGAAGTCTTTATCATCAAGAGTTTGATCGTCTTCAGGATTATGGATTCTAGCATAAACTTTGACATCCGTTGAAGAAGGTCTAAATGCTGTCACATATACTCTTAAATCTTCAGCGTCTTGGCCATCTTTTAACGTGACTGGTTTACTAATATATCTCATTAAAGCATCACCAGCTTCTTTTTGCTCGTCAGTAGCATCATTGTTAATTAAGTTACCAATTACGAAAGCATTTGATCTTTCAACATCGATAGCTGGAGAAACCGTTTTATCTGTCGAATCAACAGTTGCTTTAAGAATGAGAGACTTCTTAGAACCATTAACAGCAGTCAAAGAACCTTCGTTTGATATACTGTAAACTTTCTTCTCACCATCAACAAAATCAAATCCTTTATTGATGTCAAGATTTACGAACGAAGAAGAAATAATACCAGAATCGCTCGTTACACGTGCACTCCAAGAAGTTGAGGTGTTAGCAAATTTAATTTCAGGAATCTTAGGAACAAGAGTGTTCAATTGAATATTGTCAATTGAAACCACCTGAGCATGCGCACCACTTACTTGACCACGAACATATGCACTGTCTTCAGCAAATGCTCCCGAGGAACCTGTGAGATAAAGTCTCTTTCTAGTTCTGTCGAAGTGATTTACAAATCCTGTAGCTGTGTTCGGAGTAAATGCGGTTGTGTTACCGATCCAAGTCGTTCCAACAAAAAGGTTCAACGAGTTTGCTGAAGAGTTTGTTGTTGGGAAGATTCCGTATGGATCAACTGTTACTGTTACCGAACCAGATCCGCTAGTCACAATTTTACGAATCACGCCATTTGCGAAGTGTGCGTTTGCAGACCCTTCTTTAGCGGCATAGGTTTGAATTACCTGACCAACAGAAACGCTATCATTATTTGCAAACGTTAGAATAGATTGACCACGAACCTTTTCCCCAAAGGTAAATGTTCCACCAATATTATCAATGGTAAAGAAGTCATAATCTTCGTTTTCGAGATAGATTGTTCCTGTGCTTGTTGTGAAATCTGCTTTATAAAGTTTGAACAT